TGATAGGAATATTCCTATCAGTGGACTATTTTTCAGGAGACACAAATACCGACATTAACCCATTACAGAGTAATTATTATTACCCTTACTATATAGTTATGACATTTTTAAAACCAAAAATTATTATAAGCACTTAATACTCTATTACCAATATACTTTTCAACTCCCATTTCAAGGTTAGGAATAAAGTCGTATACTCTATTAGAAATATTGAATACACACCATAATCTAATCATTCTAAATATATCAGGCTCATTTATATTAATACCACATAAGTTTGCTATATAATCCATCTCAGCTACATTCTGTAATGTTTTTCCTTTAAACATACTTTCTGTAGATGTCATAGACATCGTACTATATAAGTCTTGAATAGTGAAACTTACATCGACTACAGTAGGTAAGCCATCTTTAGTCCATGAGCCTTCTTTACCTTTAGTGAATGTCATTTCTGTTATAATGCCCATATCTATATTAAACATACCCTTATAGAATGCTTTTACAATAAATGGAGTAGTATAAGAGTTAATATATTCAGATCTAGGAAGAATTAATCCCATAAGATGACAAAGTGGCACATATATATCTAACCACCAAGAAACTCTATCTGTACTTGGAGTATTTAATTTAATAGATATACTATAAGATTTTGAGAAAGAACTATTAGACCATATTTGTGGAAATTGTAACCTACCGCCAGAAACAATAGTTTTAACACTATTTGCAATTGTAGTAAATATAGAGTTACCACCAGCAACTTTATTAACTATATTATCAATTTGCTGTTTTATTGGACCAAGAGTACCGTCTACTTTATCAAATGCTTCACCAACCATTTGTCTAGAAGTGCCCAATAAGAATTGTATTTCTCTAGCTTTATCAGATAAACCATTTATAAGAGAAGATAAAGAAGATTCTGTTGTTTCATTACCAAAAGAATCTTGAAACGATGCATCGGAATTTATATAGAAAGCTATAGAGTTACCGTAATATAATCTACTCTCAAAATCACTTATTTTTTCACTGATCTTGGTTATAGTAGATTCAAAGAAATCAGAATAATCTTCATCAAATTTAGCCTTTTTCCCATCTGCATTATCTGTATTTTCTTCCTCATCTTTAGTATCACTTTTTTTAGTATCATCTTCTGTACTTTCTTCTTCGGTATATATCTCATATGCTATACCTTGGTTAATACCCCAGTTATAGTTTTGAAATTTATTAGTTCCACTTGTTGTCTCAGATTCAAATGATAATTCTCCAATATCTAAGAATATTGCACCAGCACGACATAATGGATTTACATATTCAAAATATTCTTTATATGCTGGAGTTAATGTATATAGTTTACCATTGTATTCTCCAAGCATAGTTTCTAGAGAAGATTCCATTATATCATTTTCTCCAGATGTAGCACCGCTTACACCTAATTTACCAAGTAAAAAAGTTCTGTAATTTTCTTTAGAACCGGCATTACCCATAAAAGATGTATTACCTGGAGTTACATATAATAGTGGCATTCTAGATATAATTTTGTCAGCAAATTCATATCCAGCTTGTTCTATTTCATCTGAGAAATCATCCCCAACTCTACAATCTGTTGTAGGAAGATATTGATATGGAATGCCAAAAATATATTTAAGTTTACTATAATCAATGCCAGAATTTATATTATTTTGAGATGCATATGCTTCATAAGAGTTATCTCTTATATACTTACCAATATCATAATAGTAAGTATTTGGAGCAGCCTTTACAGCAAATTCATATGTTACTCCAGATTCTCCAGTTGCTGTACTAGTACTAGTTATATTATCTGTTGTATTTGTTCTTTTTTCTTCAGTATTATTATCAGCACCATCTATTTCGCTTTGATTTGTTTTCAATACTCTACTAGCATCTATTTCTGTTACACTTAAATTTAAATTAGCATATCTATTAGGTGTATTTGATTCTTTAAATCGTCTTATATTAAATTTTTTAAGACAATTTTTCGTTGCACCTATATTAACTGTAGGGCCAACTGTCCATCTATAATAGCTACCTGTTGAACTACCATATGCTTGTACTGTTCCAATATATAACCAAGCTTCTTTAGCACCTGCGTATATTTTAACCAATATTCTATTATGATCTTTAACTACATCATATATTTTAGCAGACGATTTACCTTTTATTCTCATCATTGCTTTATCTGTTTCTGTTGTTACATTTGCATTTGCAAGTGCTTTTTCACTAGATGCATAAATATTAGTATCAGTTTTACACATAATATAAAATCCACTATTAGATAGATCGCTTGCTTTTTTAGCATAAAATGTTTCCGCTATCTTATTCATATTTAGTGGGTATACATAATTGTAAGCCATTACTAAACCTCCTTATTATTATTTTGAATATTATACTAATGTTCTTGACATAAAAATATGAGGGTTGGAGCAATCCAACCCTCTATTATTTTAACTTTTTGCTATTTGATAAACTGCTTTTGCAATATCTATTCCAGAACTATTTGAATCTAATGCATTTCTCAATGCAGATAGACCGTTATTATTTGTTGTTTTAGATTTATTATTATTTGAAATAGCTGTAGATGTATTTTGAGTATTAGTTGCAATGGCTCCTAATAACTGTAATATTGCATCCATCTTATCAGCATTGTTTGCTATAATAGATATTAAACTAATTAATTGATTCAAATCTATACCGTTACCACCAGAAGAAGTTCCGATAGTAGAAGCTGAACCAATATAATTGTTAGAAGCAATTATTTGATTATTGTTATTAGTAGGAGTAGTCATTGATGTTGTAGAAGTAGACTTTGTGTTATTTTTAATTTGATCATAACTTACTAAACCAGATACACCTCTTCCTTGTCCAGTAGGTGGATAGAAATGCTCAGGTTTAGTATATTTCATCATTTGTCTACCAATTCTCTTATTTACAGAAGAATTAATATTAGCAAATGTATATTTATTATCATTTCCTCTACCTGTAAACGAAGATGTATTCTTGCTAAATTTACCTCTACCAGAGCCACTTCTTTTACCATTTAAAATATATTGACTAGCATTAGATGCATTGGTTTTAAATGTTGCGTAACCAAGAATTCTTCCAGAATAATCAGTTAAATTTTCTTTATGAGATGAACCAGGGTCCATTATATAGATAGTTTTAGAAGACGTATCAATATAATCTAACGCTACAAAGTGACCACAAGTACCATGAATAGATACACGTATCATTACATAATAACCATCTTGTAGTTGTTTTAATAATGTATTATATATAGTATCCCAAGATGCAGATTGAGTGAAGTCTTGACCAAAACACCATTTTTGATAATCTACACCTGTCATAATACCAGAATTTTTATAATCCATTAATGTATCTAGACTTGACCATTCACCCTTATAATTTGTAGCTCCTCTTGCAACAACGTCATCAATAAATACACCAGGGTCAAATGAACTATCGGTTATAGATCCGGAGTGTACTAATAATATAGCCGAGGATACAAGTGCACAACCGCTATCAGCACATGTATCATATCCCCCACCAGTTGCAATGTTCTTACTTGCCCAAGGTGCTGGATATGTTCCATAATCACCTTGTTTCCAGTGTTTATAAGTTTCATATGGCACACCAGTTCCTTGAGTTATAGTGCTATTTCCAGTTACATTAGATAATGAAGCATCAGATTCATTGGAAGATGTATCAGATCCATATAATGCGTCATAGAAATCACCATATACTCCCTTAACAGCTTTAGAAGCGTAATCTGTAAGTTTACTTAATAGAGTATCACTACCATTACTACCTGTACTCGATGTTGTATCGGAATCATTGGTTGTTGTAGTATCATCAGTAGAGTTATCTGGTTTAGTTGGACCTATAGGACTACTATATGTTACACCAGTATTTTCATCTTCAGATGTAGAAGTATCTGCTGCTTCTGTCGTTGTGGTGGTTGTTGTAGTGGTAGTTGTTTCTTCTTCACCATCACGACCCCAAATACCTCTGCCAAATCTTCTCTTTCTTAGTTTATTAGGTTTAGATAAAGCTTTATTAATTATTCCTCTACCTCTTCCAGAACCACTGCTAGTTCCTTTACATTCTGCAAGTATTTGCTTAGCATTTTCTACTCTAGCTTGTAAGAAACTATTTACATCACCAGGTCTTTCTACACATTCTAGCCATAATTTTGTAGCTTTTTCTATAGAATAAGTATTAAATGTTTCAAATGAACCTCTAGCATTAAATAATTGAGCATTATATGTCATAGTACCTCTACCAGTACTACCATTAAATTTAGAAGCATTAGCAGTATTTGTTTCATCGTTTAGATTTATACCTTTAATTTGAGCAACAATCCATTTAGCTTGGCCATCCAGTGTATCAGGATCACAGTTATTTGCAGTACACCAGTTATATAAGCTAGCTCTTGCATCAGTACCTGTCCATTGAATTAGACCATATGCTAATGATTGCTGATCAAATACAGTACCAATAGCACCACCGTATAATACGTTAGGATTAAAACCAGATTCAGCTTTAATATTACCAAGAATACCGGCAGCTAAATTATCACTTAATCCTTGAGATGTAAAGTAACTAAATAAGGTTTTCATATTAGCAATTGAATCACCAGAAGATAATGTACCAGTAATAGTATTACCAGATGTTGGTGTGGTTGTACTTGTTTCTGTTTTACCATATAATGCATCGTAAAAATCTCCAAATACACCCTTAGTAAGATTAGTTGTATATTCAGTTAGTTTACTTAATAATCCAGCAGATTCAGAAGCACTACTAGAACTAGATGATGATGTATTAGTAGTAGTTGTAGTACTATCAGTTGTTTCTGTTGAAGTATCTGTTGTTGTGGTATCATCAGCGGTTGTTGTATCTTCTTCACCATCACGACCCCATTTACCAGATCCGCCATTAAGAGCAGATACTGTTCCATAACTAATAGAGTCTGTAATATTATTTATTAATTTTTTATTTATTGCTGGTTCAATCTTATTATTACCACGACCAGATCCAGAAGTAGGAATGTGTTTTACAATATTTTGAGCAACATTACATACTGATTCGCCCCATTGACCGTAATTTGCATTTTCTTCTAAATCTGGAGGACAATATCTATTACCAATCGCTTCAGGCGTTTTTAATCCAGCACCATAATAAGTGCTACCTAGAATAAGATCACCGAATCCACTAAATGCATCAGTAAGATCATTATAGTCTTTCCAACGACCATTAGAAGCATGTGGACTACCCATAATATTAAATACATTCCAGTTACCCCAGTTAGCACCTGTTGTATTAATACCAACTTTACCATCCCATCCATGTTCTTGAATAGCAGCAGCAATTATAAATAATGCATTAAGACCTTTAGATTTTTCTACATTAATAGCTGCTTCTGGGAATTGTTCAGCAGAGCAACCTTCTGGATGTATAGCTTTAATAGCGGCTGTTAATTGTTCAGCTGTATAACCACATTTTGTTTTAACATCGGAGTCTTTTGTTAGATCACTTATTGTTCCATTAGTACCAGCGATAACAGTACCACCGCTACTACCAGTATTACCACTAGATGATGTGCTACCGCTACTACTATCGCTATATCCTATACTGCTAGATAAGTTGCCTAAGATGCTTGTAACAGAAGAAGCCATTACAGAGTTAACACCACTAACAAAGTTATCTAACACAGTGCCTTTAGCTCTGCCATATTTTCCACTACCTGTAGTAATTCTTACAGAAGAATTTCTTAAAGTATCAGCAAGGCTATATCTAGTAGAACCCTTTTTATCTTCAGAATCTTCTACTATTACATTACCATTAGAATCAAGTCCTCTAGCAACGACATAGTGAGAATACTTAGATCCATATGGAGTTCTACCACTATTGGATGCATCTTGACCCATTAATATAACTGGTTTATTATGAATAAGACTATTTACCACATCTCTATTATTTGCATTAGAGTTAGTACTAATACCATTTTTATTTAGATAATCATTGAAGTATTGTGGATAAGTACCACCATTTACTTCCTTGTAGTTATTATTAAGTGCATAACTAACAGCATTATTCATATTACCGTTTTTACCATACATTCTTAATAGAGAAGCTGCTGCGGCTGGGCCACAACCAGAATCTGCTACTGTTTGATTTTCTGTATCACCATTTGTTTTATATGATCTCTTATAGTCTCTTTGATAAATATGGAATGGATCATCACCATAACCTGTATCATCGGTATATTCATCATCAGCACCTCTACCAAATAGACTCTTAAATGCACCACCAATTTTCTTTAATATACTTTTACCTTTACTTGCTACTTTACTTAAGAATCCTCCACTACTCTTAGAAGATGTAGAACCAGAAGAAGCATTATTAGTAGAAGCTGTTGAACTTCCAGTATTACCACTAGAATCATTTACAGTTTGAGCAGATCCACCATTATCAGCAGAGTTACTAGAAATAACTTCAAGACCACTACCTAGAGAAGCTGCTGCTAATGCAAATGGAGCTTTAACAACTCTGTTCATAGATTCCATAAAGTTAAATATAGCACTAACAAATGGATTCGTATTATCTAATTCTATTTTCCAATATTTCTTATCAGTTGGTAATAGTGTCATAGCATCAATTGCTTCATTAGTACTCTTATTTTTACTAGATAAAGATTTAAACAATTCTTCAATATTATCTAATCCGCCAGTAAATCCACCAACTGCATTATTTATAATTTCAGAAAATTTATTACTGATTTTACTTAATGGAGAAGTTGCTGTTTGTAAAGTATTGGTAGTAGAAAGTTTATTATTAGCATTTGCATTTGTTACAATATTATCAGTAGTTACATTACCGTTAGAATCAATAGCAACTGATTGAGCTTGACCAGCTTCTTTAAATTGTTGCTGAACTGCTGTATATTGATTATTTATTTCTTCTATATCTTTACCGCTTTCTTCTATCATTTTCTTTTCATTTTCACCAATTTTTTTACCATCAGCTGACATTCCCTTACAGAATGTAGTAATTACTATATCAATGATTTTTCCTTTTAATTTAGCACCGCCACATGATTTTACAAATACAGATGCAATACCACCAATACATTTAACCACGTCTGTATTTTCAAATTTATCCTCATCTAGACCTAAGTATGACAAACCTTTATAACCGTCATCCCAAGCGTCTACAAATGGGTCCAAATCAACAGCACCAAATGTAAGAACTTTAACATATCCACTACCATAATTTTCAGCAAAGTTCATTCTCATTTTACCAGCAGATTCTAAAACTTTATCTAATTTATCTTCATCTAAACCATTTAGCAACATTACAATTTTATCAATTACTTCTGCACATAATGTACCATATGTTTCTTTAGTAAGATTAAAGCCTTTAAACTTTTTACCTTCTTTTTCCCACATATGAGAAGCAATATCTTCTAGTTTCTTTCTTATTTTAGTTACTTTTTTACCGGCATCTTCAACAATACGTCTAGACTCCATTGATTGAGATACTGTAGCATCTCTACCAGATAAGAAAGAACCTGCATCGGCTGCTAATCCCTTAGTAACACTAGAGAAAGTTTTATTAAATTTATTATTATATTCTTCTAATGTAAGATTTGTATTATGTTGTCTATTATATTCAGCTACTGTTTCTTCAGCTTGTTTTTGTTTTTCTCTTATCTTTTTGGTTGCATCAGGAGCAATAATAGGACCTAGAATATCAATTAAGAAATAAACGATATTTTTAGCACCGATAATGCCGAATATGATACCTACAGCTGGAATATCTTGAAGTGCATTAGCAAGACCAGCAAATATTCTCCAAGATATAGGAATTTCTTTATCTGTTATTTGAAGAATGTTTCTGCAATCATCCATACCCAGTGCGAAGTCTGCTACAGCCATTGCTATATTAATAACAACACCAATACCAGTTGCATCAGATGCAGTTGCTATAGCATTCTTACCAGCTGCTTTAGCAATTTTTTCAGCACCCTCTTCAGCACATTCCTTAACTAGTTTTTCACCAGATTCTTTAGCCATTTTTTCAATAGCTTCATCACTTGCTTCTTGACCAGCTTCTTTAAGTGCTTTCTTAAATGTACCATTTTTAAATAATTTCTTAAACCAGTCTACTATACTCTTTTTAGCTTTTTCGAATATTCCTTTTACAGATTTAACAGCATCATCAGCTACGCCTTTAACTTTTGTAGCTGCTTGTCCTACTTTAGTTTTCTTAACAACATCTTTAGCTTTTGTTTTTATATTTTTAGCACCTTCGCTAACTTTAGTAACAGCTTGACCAGCTTTACTATTCTTAACTTTTGAAGTAGCCTTATCTTTAAATTTACTAAAGACATTTCCATTATTTATTTTATCTTCAACTTTAGTAGCTTTGTCTAATAATTTTTCTGCTTTAGCAGTATCACCTTTTTCAAGTGCTCTATCAATACTTCTATCAAGTGCATCTAGTTTATTTTGACCATGTCCGAATTTATTCATCCAAGAATCATTTATCTTTAATCCTAGTTCATTTACTTTTTGTAGTGTTTTACTCTTTGATAATGCTTTGTTTGTTATTTTCTGACCTACATTAAATATATCGTTAGAAAGTTTATCAGCACCTTTTTCTACAATATTTCCTAATCCATTAGTTGTTTTAGTTATTACTTTACCAGCTATACTACGTTTACCACCAACAGGAATAGAAGCAACTCTACCAACTGTTTTAATAGTTTTACCACCGGCTTTAAGAGCCAGTGTAAGACCTTTAGCACCAGACTTAGAAGTGAGTGCTTTAACACCGATTTTAGTTCCTTTAATAGCATTATCTAATCCAGGAGTTGTGCCAGTATAAGAATTTGTAACACCAGCATTACCGGCATTATCATTTTCAATCATTTCTTGAAAACTTGTATTATCTTGTAATGTATTATTCATTACATCTGTTTGATTATCTATTCTTAAATATTGGCCATCACCTGTTTTTGAATATGGCTGAGTTCTATTTGTATCAGAAAGTTTATAGAAAATTTCTGTTCCAGATGCATTAACACCAGCAGATACCATTTCGTCATCATTAATTTTTTCTGTAGTAACATTTTTACCATTATCTTTATTTGTTATTGTAGTAGTACCATCTTTATTCTTTGTTTGAGATGTATCTGCTAATGCATCATTTACTTGAATACTACTATAATCTGGTCCAGAACCCATGTATTTAGGTGCTTCCATAGAGAATTTTCCACCTACAGTGTTATTAAACTCTATTGTAGAATTATCAGTATTCGTATTTGCTCTAGTATTACCACCGCCACCAGATACCATAGAACCATCAATTTTATCAAGAGATTGTTTACCAGTACCATCTTTCTTATCAAACCAAGAAGCAATACCATCAACAATACCTTTACCTACAGATTTTAATATATCTGGTAACTTAGAAACAATAGCCTCTACAAATCCAGGTAATACATCATTTATAATTGTATTAGCACCACTTTGCCATAGTTTTACACCATACTTAAATACATTTACAAAGTTTCCTAAGAAGCCTTTAAAACCAGTATCATTACTTGTAAATTTACCATCATTATGGAACCAGTCGTGTATAGTTTGGAATTTATCTTTAAAGAAGTTTCTAATTGGATTTACTATACCAGATACAATACCGCCTTCATATTCACCAGTCTGTTGATTCTTTTTACCAATTATCTTTTCTCCAGCTTTCTTTAACCATGGTTGAATCTTATCATGTATTGCTGGCATAATCTTGTCTTTAACAAATCCTACAAGAATAGGAGTAGCAATGCCACCAACAAATAACCATTTAATTATTTTAGTTAATGGATTGGACTTGCCTTCAAATTTACGTTTATCATTTTTAATTTTCCATTTGTCTAATTTATTAAAGAATTTACCAATAAAGTTATCTTTCTCTTGTTCCTTTTCTTTTAGAGCTTTGGCTGCATTAAATGCTTTAGTTTTAAGTGTGCCCATATTTTTACCAATAGCTTTTATATTACCAACTAAACCATGACCAGAAGCTTGCCAAGATCTTTTTTCGTTTTTAACCTCTTCTCTAAATATATCATTTACTGTATATTTTTGCTTTCTTTCTAGATCAGCATAATTCTGTCCAAATTGTTCTTGAGCAATTTGATCAAGTCTAGGATCGTTGTGTTCTATAGCTTCATTTAATGCTTTATTAGCTTTCTTATTATATTTCTTTTCTTTTTTCTTTTGGTGTCTAGATTGCATATCTAAGTCATGAGAACCTAGCTTATTCTTAACACCCATAGATACTTTATTAATACCTTTTTTAGTTAGACGTTTAGCTTTTCCAGTAAGATCGAAATGTTTATTAATAGACTTGGCAAGTTTAAAGCCACCAACTGCAAAGATACCACCAGGTATTACAGATGCAATAGCAATTATTCCAGCAGCCTTAACAGAAGTTCTAATCATATCACCAAAGTTCATATTTTTAATTATTTCTTTACGATCTTTAGGAATGAATTTTCTCATATATTCACTAACAAAAGAATCTCTAGCAATAGTAAATGTTTCTTCTTGATCAGTAGTTAATGAAACATCACCTTTTTCATTACATGTATAGGTAACATCGAATTCATATGTCTTTTTAAATCTAGTAATTTTAATATTACGGATTAACTTTTTATTTGGTTCATATTTTGGTTTACCATCAGAACCATCTTCAGACACACTATATTGAGCTGCTATATCGAATTCTATTTTTTCTGGATCTCTTAAATCTTCTGCAACTAAGTTGTTGAAAATTTTAACACCTCTATCAGATACTTCTTTTAGAGACTTCATATATTCTTCATTTTTAATATCTTCCATTTTCTTATATAAGTTAGCTTGAGGGTTTACAGCTACAGATGGTTGTACACCTTTTCCTACAGCAGTTTTCTTAACTTGTGTTTCTGTATCAGCTGTAGTTTTATGAGAATTAATATATTCAGTTTTAGAGTATTTTGCTTTTTCACTAGCAGGAAGATTGTCATATTCATTACCAAGTTTAATCTGTTGTAATAATTCTACAACAGTTGTTACACCAGTATTAACTACAGTTAATGGAGAATCTTTACCTTTCCACATTTCTTCTTGCTTTTTAAATGCTATTTCTTCATCAGTTAAACCAGCATCTTGATGAGCAATTTCTTTAGACAATTGTTTCTTTAAATATCTTACAGATTTTGGATCTTTAGTATCTACTTTTAACCCCAAATCTTTTAAAATAGTTTGAGAATCTTTACCAAGACTTTCAATTCTCTTTTTAGTACTCTTATACTGATCTAATTTATATTGGTGATTACTAATTAAGGATTCTACATTTTTCTTTGAATCATCAGATACTTTTCTAGTTCTAGCAAATTTTTGTGCTTCGGCAATATTACCATCTTTTATTAATTTAATAACTTTTTTAGCATCTGATCTATTTAGATTCTTTCTTAATTCTTGACCTAAAATAGCATAGTCATTATCTCTAGCCTGATCAATCATATCAGTATTGTCGCCAAATTCTAATAATGATTGAGCCATTAGTAGATCTTCTCTAGACATGTTGGCCATTACTTGGTCAGCTTTAGCATATTTATCACCTATGCCTAGGTTATGTTTTGTTCTAAATATATTTCTTTGCGTAGCAGATTTACCTATTTCTGTACCATTTTTAATACGTCTAGCAGTAAGCATTCCACCAATACCATCGTCACCTAAAAGTCTAAATGGTTTAGTCATAGCCCTACCAATAGAACCAGCACCTTTAATAGCACCTCCAGTAAGTTTATCTGCTTTTTCAATTAATCCACCAAAGAAATCATTACCAGCGTGATTTGCTCTAAATTTTTTATAAGCATCACCTAATAGATGAGCCATATCAGATACATTATTTTGCAAAGTTTGGAATACAGATTTACCACCTTCGATAATAGGAGTTACCATATTATCTCTAATAGCACCAAATAGTCCACCCTTACGACCATCGCCTTCATCCTTACCAAAGATTTCATCCATAATATTATCACGTAGATGCAGACCGAAATCTTTCATAGGACGTAAAGCATCTTTAATTCCACCAACAATACCACCTTGACGTTTACTATTTGGATCATTAGGATCAGATTTTTCGCCAAGTAAAGCATCTTTGAATTTGTCAGTAGAAGTTATATAGCCAGCTGTAGCACCAATAAGAGCATTTCCTAATAAACCAAAAGGACCAGGCATAGCAATAGCACCGATAATAGCACCAGCACCAATATTCTTAGCACCTTTTTTAAGTTTATTTACATTCTTATCAGAGAATATACCACCATCACCAAATAAAGAACCTTGGAATATTTCAGAGTTTTTTGCAAATCCTAATGCTGAACCTGCTAGAATACCACCTAATGGACCTAGAGGGGTGATGAGACCTGCAATAGCACCACCAATACCAAACTTCTTAACATCTGGCATAGCCTTCATAATTTCTTTAGAAATAAGACCATTGTCTGATCTAACAATTTTACCATCTTCATCAACTTGAACATTACCATCTTTATCTTTAATAGCGTCGCCAAATAGCAGACTTGAGAAAGCATCGGTAGATTTGGTTAATGAAGAAGCAGCACCAACAGCAGCACCTAATAAAGGACCACCTACTAACAGACCAAGACCACCGCCAATAAGACCTCTACTAGCCACATTTCCTAAGAATTCAGCTCTTTGCTTCTTATCAGTTAATTCTGTCCAGTCTTTATTTGTCATTAATTCAGCAAATTTATTTGGATCTTCTTTTTGTTCTGTTTCACTAGGAACTTGTTCATCTGGAGATAGCTTTTGGTTAGCTTCAGCGTTTCGTTTAATATTGTTTAGATAATTTTTCTCTGCTCTAGCTTGTCTAGATCTTGTAGATGCACTAGCTGGGTTAACAACTGTATCACCAGGATTAATGGTATATATACCCATAGATCTTACTGGTACACCATTATGAAGTTCACCAGCAGATAATACAGATTGGAATGATTTGCCAGTTTTATTCACACCACCAACAGCCATTGTTTTAACATCTGCACCATTCTCATCAATTAATTGAAAATCATTAATACCTATAGACAGAGCATGTTTTACCATAGAATTGTATGTTTTTATCTTTTTGCTTAATGTATTTTTTAATTTTTTCAATTTTGCTTTTTCTTCATTTAATTGAATTTGATACGCTGTTCTTTCTTGTTTGTCAAGTTTATATTGTTCCTCTGAATAATATTCTACATTCTTTTTACTAAATGTCTTAAGACCATCACTTATATATGAAATTTTGTCCTCTAGTTCTTTTATATATTTCATACTAGAACTTATAGCACTTCTTAATTTATATATTTGATCTTTAGTATTTTGAATTTTTTCTTTAAATTTAACTTGTCCTGGTGTAAGAACTGTAAGAGGTTCTACTTTTTTCTGTTCAGGTTTAGGTGGAGTTGCTTTTGGTTCTTCACTTATATTAAAAATTTGCTTTGCTTTATTACCAAATTTTTTAGCTTTTTCTTTAGCATATCTTTCTACATCCGCTGTATTTTTTCTTATACCTTTTTGAATTCCTCCTATAAAACCACCTAATATTCCGCCACTTCTAATACCATCTCCATCCTTTGTACCAAATAACGTATTAGAAACTTTTTCTAATATTGGATCCAAGTATTTTTCTTTAAGTGGTTTCAGTTTTTCTTTAAGAGTATCAAATCCTTCTTGAATTTTATCAGTTACTGTTTTAAACCCATCTTTAATTGAATCCTTTACTCTTGTAAAAAATCCTGTCTTTTTATCATCACTTTTTAAATCTTCACCATAAATTAATTTTTGTAACCAATAATCTACTTTTATAACAGCATCAGCAGCCGCATTAGCTGGGTTACCCACTTTATTAGTAGCCCATTTAGCAAACATCATTAAATTAGCAGCAAAGCCTTTATCTTTAACTTTACTCATATTTTTACTTAATGATTCAGAACTATCAAAATCATCGGATGCATCTTTTAATAATTTTGCACTATCTTCTCCAACAATGTCAGTTATATTAGCCCATCTTTCTTTTTCTTTCTTTAATCTTTCCTTTTCTTCTTCTTTAATTGTCTTTGCTATTTTTGATTCTTCTTGTGTAGTTATAATTTTTTTAAGACCTGTTTTACCGTCTTTAGAAGAAAAAGAATAAAAATCATCAGCAACATAGAAAGATTCGCCTTTTTGTTCGGCTCTATTTTTTGCTCTTGCAATTCTAGATTCATAACCTTTTTCTTCTTTTCTTTTAATTTCTTTGTGTTGTTCCTTATAATATTCTAATGCATACTTAGCAGGTTTATCATCAGAATAAGATAATCCTTCGCCAGACCCATTACTTTCAAATATGGATTTCCATTTTTCTTCTGATAATTCATCTCCTATACCAGTACCATTAATTCCAGCAAGATATACAGAATTAGCTTTAATAAATCTTAAACTCTTACCCATGTCTCTTAAATATTGATACATAGATACACCGTATTCATCTTTGCCTCTTAATAATACTTGTGTTATTGGAAGATCTTGAATATATCTTTGATCTAAATCTCCATATTTATTAGCACCCGCTTTATCAGAATAACTTTCATAACTTATTCTGTCAAGGCCTTCTGCATTAATTAATCTTAATGTAGAATCGCCGTCATTGATAGCTTTAATTGCGGCATTTTGTGCATTCTTATATTCTCTTAATATAGTAGATAAAGAACCAATACTACTTCTTCCAAGTCCAGAACTTGTTTTTTTGCCATTAGCTCCTTTAGTAAATCTTCTATCTTTTCCAGTATCATCATCTAATCTCATTACATATCGTAATGCTTTATGAATTTCTTCTTGAGCACTACTATCTAATTCAGATTCTTTTATAGAACCAAAATCACCAGCTGATAACAGTCTACTAGAATAGGATTCAAGAGCTTTCATAAATTTATCATATTCGTCTTTTGTTTTAAATGAATCGCTTATTCTTCTTCCACCCATATTACTTTCTAGTATATTTAATAATAATCCGGTTGTTCTATCTTTAGCCATTGTCATTGTTTTTTCATGTTCTTGCTTAATACCTCTCATAGTAGTCCATCTACCAGATTGATAATCATATACCATTTCTGGTTTACCTGTCATAGAGGCTGTCATCTTTCTCAAATAATATGGGATTACATCTGTTATAGCACGTTTAGTCACTCCATCAAATGGTATAGCACCTCTATTATATTTATCAGTTTCTACTTTTTCATTCTTTTTATCTTTAATACCAAATATTTTTCCTAAGAAACTTAATATTTTATTATCTCCTCTACCGGCAGCATTAGCCTTTGACATTAGAGTTGGAATAATTCCTTGTAGAGTTGTATCTAATTCTTTGGCAGCTTGATCAAATTTAGCACCGAGAGCTTTGTTAATCATACCTTTTAATATATCTCTTGGTAATGTAGATGCTGCTGTAGCTAATAAGTTAGATCCGCTTATAGATTCTCCAAACATTTGACTTAGCATTCCACCTGATAAATTATTAGCAGCTTCAAATGCTTGTTTTTTAATTTGCTTTCCATATTCTTTTATATTAATAACGCCTTTATTACTTATAATATCATCATATCCTATTTTATGTTTTTTCTCTTTTTGCTCTGGACCATTATATATATTTCTTTGCATTTGAAGTAATTCGTCCATTTGTTTAGTTAATTTCTCTACATTATTATCTACATGAGTCATAAATTTATTTAAGTTATCATTCATTTGATTCTGGATTTTAGCAGTTTGTTCTCCATTTTGTTTTAAGAATCCCATTATATTAGTAAATCCAGTATCAAGTTTATTTAACATACGCTCATTTTGAGTATATAATAACATTGTATTTTCTTTAGCTACATCCATTTGTGCTTTTCCAGTTTGAGAAACAGCTTCAATGGTTAGAGCAGTTCCAACTTTGCCATTTTTTTTAATAGCTGTAGCTATAACTTTATCTCCAGTAGATAAATCTTCATTATCCCAATCAAAATCTTCATTATCTACATCAAAGCCGTCTAATATATCACCACCATATTTATCCATTACTTCGGCTTCTTTAGATTTTGCATAGAAATCGCCTGTTGTAATACTATATAACATAGAATCATAACCGATTCTAGCTGCATCCATTACTTTATTATTTACTATAGCTTTTTTGATTCTAGCATATGTGTTTTTATAATCTTTTACTGCACTATATGCTTCTTTAAAGACTTCTTGATTTTCTTCTTTGAAGTCCCTAACATATTCAAATTTTTCAGATAAAACATCTGACGTACCATACGCCACAGATTTTATCATATTCTTCATATATTTCTGTACTGAAACAGCCATATAAATAATGACCTCCTTTCACTCTTTAATTATAGATATGTTCAAGATACAAGAAATATACAGAAGTGTAAGATTTTATTTATTGCTTTATATATTATTATAGTGAATAGGAGAATACATTCTATCTATATCAATAACTGGAGACTTGCAAATTACTCCAGTTGTCAAAAGGCAAGTAATCATAAGTTTGTATAAAACTTATGATCCCAGACATTAAAGGGAGAAAGGCATTATCATGACCAACGATATTAAGGTAGCTATTTCGGCAGCAAATAAGTTTCATCGTGCAATCAAAAAGTCGTTTAAGGTTGGAAATATTCCTTACGAATGCAAGAATATGCTTGACCTTACTTACTCTTTATCATTTTTAAAGGCTATTAAACGAAGGAACGAATCTAAAATTAATATGTTAGAAAACTTATTTATTCGTGAACACTCAATTATTAATTCTGGCTATAGTGCATTTAAAAGTCAGATTGAAGCCGATGAAAAATTATTTGATTCGTTCTTCGAATACAACGATTCTGTTATTTATTTAGTAAAGAAAATTCAAATTAAAGAAATAGCAAGGGAAATAGCACAAGAAAAGTAATACTATAAACATATCTTCACAAAGCAAAAAGAAATAAACAGGACTTTACGTCCTGTTTATTTTTTGTTACTAAAACTTCAAAATATTAGTATAATTAATATTCTTGTTGTCCATTCTATCAATACCTAAGGCTTCGCAAGGAAATGGTCTAAGATTATCATTTACAATAGTAGTATAATCAATATATTCCTTAATCCATTCAGGTACTTGCATATTGTCTAGAATAGCGATAGCAGTAATTCCTTTTTCAAATTCTTTTCTTGTTGACATTAGTTCAATAGCACGTTTATAAACATCTGGATATCTATCTTTCATATTCTCAATATTTTTAAGATCAATATTTACTTTAATATTTAGAATACTATTTCTTTCATCAAGATCAATAGCTTCCATATCGTCATCCTTGAGGAAGTTAAATGCTATTGCGGCCTTAACACCAGATTCTCTCATAGGATTATCATAAGCATCTTTAGCTTTGATTCTTTCTGGTTTAAAATATTCTTTACTACCATTTTCGATAGCTTGAATAATTTGTTTTTCGAATATAGCTAACTGTTTTACAATTTCTACTTGAGAAATTTCGCCAGGATTATCTAGAATTTGTTCAAGAAGAATTTTTTGAAGTCTAACTTTTGTAGATTCTGGAACACCTACTTTTTTGATCGGCATGCCTGTAATTGCAAGAGCTTTTTCTTTTGGAATAATATTAGATTCTTGACGTTCTTGATATGCACAATAATTCTTTTTCCCATCTGTAATCAAAGCACGTTTAAGTTGGAATTCATTCTTAAGAATAAAGAAACTTTTACGTCGAGAACCATCATGACAAATAGTAGAATTAGAATTATCAGAATACTTACACATATAATCAATAGCAAGTCTTCCCATAATACTTGCAAGAATATTGATGATACTACAACGAAAACCAACCTGAGGAATAATTACATCAGGTCTAATAATATTCTGACTTTCAATAATTTCATCTTTATAAAAGTCATAGTCATAGCCTATATCAAATGCTTCCTTTACTTCACCTGTTTTTTCTTCAATTTCAAGCTCTTTAATCTTCATAGGAATATTAAATGTCTTATCAAGAATATATCTATACCATCCATCAAAAGAAATAAAACAGCTATCTGTATCTGTAAGCATAGATACACATCTGTACATATTTTCTGTTCTATCAATTCTATCCATATATTGTTTATCATAATAAACCCATTCATAGATCATATCATATAATTCATCCATCATACCTTTAATAGATTCAGGAGGACTATTAGGATCAATAAATGGCTCATCAAGAGTAGAAAGAATAGAAATAATCTTGTTCATAACAAGGCTATTATCAACAAACCAAAATAGATTATTCTTATAGAAAATCTTATTCAATTCATGCTGATTACACTGATTAAGAATATCCCAAATAAGAGTCATTTCTTTTTCTGTAGGAATCCAATAGAATCCAGAACTATAAAGAATCTTAAAGAAACATTCTTCTACAGTTACATAATTATCTTTATCAATAATCAATTCATCTGGATACTTTAATACAGGCTCACGTCTAATATTTGTAATAAAAGTCACCGCATCATTCAGACTAAGTAACTTTACATTATTAGCCATTGTTGCTTCGAATAACATAATAGCTGATGCAATACAACTTCTACCTTGCATTGTAATACTCTGTGCAACATAAAGATTATAAAAGATACTTGTATGATTACCAGAAGCACCATACATTGCATTACCAGATACTTTTTCTGATAACTGAAGAATATTATACTTTTCAAATTCCTCAGAACCTTTAGGATATTTAAACATTGTCTTTTTATAAATACCTCTTTGCTCCAAGAATTCCTGAATAAGCATTACAAAAGGATTAGGACAATAACCATGTTTTCTAAACATTACACCTGAAACTGTAATGATTGGTTCTCTCTGTATAATATAATCAGTAATTTCAAATAGAGTTCTGTTTTCTCTTATTTTCTTATAGTTATTATCTAGATATGCTTTACTATCGCTACCTCTTTTTGTAATAGAATAATCAATAGCTTCCATTAAATCAGTTTCTGTCATACCTGGAAAAGATAACTTAAGTGCATCTAACATATCTTTTTTATAAAGATCTGTTGTTTTACTTTTAACAATTTGAGTAATGTCCATACTAAAACCTCCAAATTTTCGTCAGACTACCTATTACGTATAATTATAATCTATTATCAAATTGTTATTCGTACTTTAAAATCATAACAATTATATAAAAAAGACTGGTATTAGTATGCGAAATATTTTTAATTGCAATTAAATTTTATTTTATTAAGGAGGATTAATCCTATGGGACTTTATACTAATGAGCAGTTAGCTCAAGACACAAGAGAAGTTCAGATGTATTTAAATATGGATGAACTTCAGGAAGCTTTCTTCTATGATGATCATTATTCTGATTCTGATGAAGAAAAGCGTGAACTTCTTGAAAATGCAGATGTACTTCAGGAAGCTAAGAAAATTAGTCGTAAGACAATTGTTCGTTTAAATAAGAATGATGATTTGACTCGTCGTACAGGCATGGCTGCTTTACAGTTGGCCAAGGATAATAATGATAATCTTTGGAAGAAGCTTGTAAAGAATCGTATTCAGGAACGTAAGCTTTTAGCTGCTATTAAGAAGAAGTATGCTAACAAAGCTAAGACTGTAGCTCGCCAGGGTCAGCGTATGTATGTTTCTGGTCAAGGCCAAAAGCATATCAATACTCCTAAGTTGCAACCAAAGGAAATGAGCAAGACTCGTCACTAATTATATTATAATGTGATTTGGTTAGTCAGTAGCGATTAAGCTACTGACTAATTTTTTTCTTATTAGTATATTATTAACATGTAATAGGAAATGACTTTGTCAAAAACTATTACATAACAATAGTTTTAGGAGGAATTTATAATGAACACTAACGTTGCCCAAATTTATGATTATGGTGTTTTTACACCAGTGATTAATGGTAATTCTGTTACCATTAGAACAAGTGATATCAATGAATCTAACATTGATGATTATGTTAATGATTTGAAAAATGTATTCTTGGATTATATTGAAATTCAGGCAATTCAGAATACAAAAATTGAATTCGTTTTCGATAATAATATGAGAGTAAGATTGCCGTTGTCTTATTCTCTTATCAACATCATTGTTTGGCAGTTTATTATTAAAACTGGTCAAACAATTAAACCGTATCATGTATTCTTTAATAAGGACGGTATTACCAACGGCTATATCAAGAAGTATATTGATAGATTTGCTATTATTCCTACAAGAGAAAGATGTGGTAATGATAGTGATATTATGATTATTCATAATCTTAATAGAATTATCTATGATACTCTGAGGAATCTTAAGTTTGTTGATAAGTTTGCGTGGTTCTTTAACAATTCTATCAACAACGAAGACTTTATTCTTATGTATAATAACTGCCCTGGTTTTAAAGAAATTATGGACAGACATAAGACCAACTATTATTCTCAGTTCCCACCTGAGCAGATGAATGCAGAAGCATTAAAAGATATGAATCGTCTTATCGATTATATTGTAAATGCTAAGAAATATATTGGTAGAGATCATTGCTTATCTGATGCATTTAGAGCAAAAGAAGGTATTAAACCTAAACAGGCTCGTGAAATGTATATCAATATTGGTGTCAAGCCTAATGGCGAGGGTGGTATTTTCCCTTATGTAGTAAACACTAATTATATTAGTGGTGGTGCTACTAATGTTGCATTTCATATTCTTGAGTCTTTGATTGCAAGAATTGCACAGATTCTGTCAAAGAAAAATACTGCTCGTTCTGGTCAGTTTAGTAGAATTATGATTCTTAATTGTTCTAGAACGAAGAAGTATACTATCCCATATACAAATAAGATTGATCCTGGATATGATTGTGGTACTCGTAATTTCTTGAAGTACAAAGTTACTGATGAGGTAGCATTAAAGAAGATTGCCGATAGATATTACAGACTGGACCCAATGGGAATGGAATATAGAACTAGTGATGTTTATAATATCACTAAAGTTAATTCTAATCTTATTGGAAAGGAAATCTATTTAAGAAGCCCAATCAAATGTAGATCTGCCGCAGAGGGTAGAGGTGTTTGTAGAAAGTGTATGGGTGAGTTATACAATATTATTCCTGCTGTAAATATTGGAATTTATAGTGTAACAAATCTGACAGAACCGTTGACTCAGATGATGTTGTCTGCAAAACATCTTCTCGAAGCAAAGATTGATGAGTTGACATTTGATACTAGTATGCTTACTAAGGAACAACTTGAACAGCTTATTGTAGTTGATAATGGTACTATCTATATTAATCCAGAATTTGAAGATGCTAAGAAATGGAAATTCATTATTAAAGATGGTGACATTCAAGAAGAAGTGTTTGCTGCTATCGAAAGTGATGAATCTGATGATGACGATATTGATGCAACATTTGATGAGATTATTAAATATGTAAATGTATTTTATCTCAGAAATGAATCTACTGGTATGGAATATCCTATCAAGTCTACTAACTTGGATAATTTCCAATTAAGCGAATGGCTTATTGAGTATCTTAAACTCAAGAATATTAATGATGTTGATGAAGATATTACTATTCCAGTAAACAATCTTATCGGTGAAGATTATCCTTTGTTTGATCTTGAAAGTATTCATAATGATGATATGTCTGAGAGACTTGAATCTGTTATTAGAGTTATCGATAGAAAGTCAAATACAGATAGCTATACAGCAGAGACATTCCTTGAAGCGTTGAGTGATAAGCTTAACAACATTGGTCTTGATGGAATTATGAGTGTTCATCTTGAGATTATCATTATGAATCAGATTCGTTCTGCTGAAAATATTATTGACGTTCCAGACTGGTCAGTTCCTAATCAGCAGAATTATACAATTCTGACATTGAAGAAAGCTATTCAAACTCATCCGAGTATTTCTGTAGCTCTTCAGTCTCAGGATATTGCAAGAATGCTTTATAACCCGTTAAGCTATAAGAAGAGTGAACCGTCTGGATACGATCTTCTTTATATGGTTCAGCCTCAGAAATTCCTTGCAGAAAATCCGGTTGTGGAAAATGAAGGAAAGCCTAATGAACTGTTTACTTTCATGGGTTAATCGGTAAAACTTGGGAACTACTCTGTTTGAGTAGTTCCTTTTTATTTTGAGAGGTGAATTGTAATGGACAACAGAAAGTTAGTTGTTTATCATAATAAGATAGTGATTAATAATTATAATATTGGTGATATACCTGAGTTAGAGAAACTATTTGATATTTATGATAAGACAACATTCTCATTCAAATCTATTGGAGTTGTTTATGATAGAGTAAATAAAACATATACAATTCCAAGAGGTGTTGATATACCATTTATAGAACGTATTGTAGGTTGTTATGCATTTTATGAAAACACCTATAATAAACCGAGGCTCAATACAAATCAGATATTAATCAAGTTTCCACCTAAAGATGAGAAACAAGAGTTAGCACTTAAGTTTCTTTCTGGTAAAGGCGAATATAGTTATACTAAAAAATATGATCAATTGTTTTTGGCATTGAATACAGGTGCAGGTAAAACATATTTAGGTATAGTTTACTCTGCATTGTTGAATGTAAAAACAGTTATTATTACTAATTCTGTAGATTGGCTTAATCAATGGAAAGATGCATATCTTCAGCATACTAATCTTATTCCATCTGAGTTGATGTTTATATCAGGATCTATTATGATGAATAAAATTATTAAAAGTAATTTCAATCCAGATAAGTATAAAGTATACACTATAACACATGATACTATTCTTTCATATGCAAAGAATAATGGTTGGGAATCTATAGATGTATTGTTTAATAAACTTGGTATCGGTCTTAAGATAATAGATGAAGCACATCTTAATTTTGATAATATATGCAATATAGATTATGCTTCTCCAGTATATAAGACATTATATCTATCAGCAACACCATCTAGAGGAGATTCTAATCAAGATAGAGTATATCAGAATTACTTTAGAAATGTTCCAACTCTATCGTTATTTGATCCTGAATCAGATCCTCATACTCATTATATTGCATTGCTTTATAAGAGTGGTGTGACTGAACAAGAGATGTTACCTTGTTTTAGCAATCATGGTTTTAATAAGATGACATATAATGATATTGTTATCTTGAAACAAAACTTTGACTATATTTCAAGAATTGTTATGGATATGATTAGTAAGATTCCAGGAAAGAAGTTATTATTCTTTTCTACCAATAATTCAATAGTATTCTTTTATAATTGGTTAAGATATAACTATTCTGAGTATGCTAATGATATTGGAATCTATACGTCTATTAATCCAGACAAAGCATCTGCAAAGAATAATACACTCATATTAACAACGTCTAAATCTGCTGGGGCTTGTTTGGATATTGATGATCTTATGGTATGTATAAATATGGCTGAACCTACAAAATCGTTACCGCAGAATCAACAGAGATTTGGTAGGACAAGAAAATATAATTCATTCTATATAGATCTAGTAGATATCTCTGTAAAGCCTATTTATAATTATTATAAAAACGCACTTCCAATGTATGATAAATATGCACTCGATACAAAGGAAATAAGATTTACAAACAAGCAACTCAAAAATACTGCATTTAACGTAATGCACAACAGACTAATAAAATATGGTGGTATGCCATTTGAAAGATTAGATGATAATGGTAATAAAGCATGGTGGTAGTCTTTATTACTGTGGAGAGGTGGTGGTAATATGCAAACAGATTATATGTATATGAATGATGTAATATATGTATTGAATGAAGATGTTAAAGTATTCTTTCATACAGTAGCCTCATTCAAATCAAATGACAGAGTTTATTCCAATTGTACAGAATTTAAATTAAACGATTCAGAATCTTGTAATACTATGATAAAACGTAATCTGAGCTATTACCTTTATATTGACGATAGAAGAAAAAGTATTAAACCTATAAAGCTCTATATTTATCCAGAAAATATGTTTGCACTTTTAGACATGTTTGATAAGGCAAAGAAAACATGGTTTGAAATGGGAGCTAATCATATTTATGCATATCTTGATAATAGTCTTGTTATAACAACAGATGAAAGTTTTATATTAAAACTTCCATTAGATATGGTTATAAAGATATCTCCTGGTATCTTCAAAAAAGAAGGTGGAGATTGTATGTGTTTAAACTTATATCTCAACACACCAGATCCTGTACAAATATCAGTAGACACATTTAATGGATTATACTATTCTTTATCTAGATTAGATATGTTAAATTATGCAAACACTGCATTAACATTTATGATGTTAAGAGATAATCCTGTTAATAGAGTTGATTATAGCACAGACAATAGCACTAGAAATCAACCAAAATTAACAGATTCAAGTACAGCATCTGGATCTACTGGAAGAACATTTAATGGCAGAAACAATAAGTCGATTTTTGATTAGTAAACAATAATTGTATTATATAATATTAAGGTGTAAGAAGAGGATGACTCGATTGTCATCCTCAAATATATTTTGTCATTAGGAGGAAATAAAATGGGTATGATGACACCAAACTTTAAAGCTAGCGTTGTAAATGGAATCGAGATGTTTGCAAATGCTATATCACGTTGTAATAATGATAATATTTTATCTGATATTATTACAGAATGGAAAACAGATGAAAAAAACGGAGATTCAATTTGTGCTATTAATAAATTCATGTATGAAAAGGAAAGTTTTAATGACTTTATGCATGATCTTAGCATTGTAAAATCTGTATTAAGTGATATTGAAACAGATGCAGATAAGAAAAGTCCTATTTACGCAGCTTTAGGTCAAATTGCTCTTACGTATAACCTTACAAATGAAGAGCAAATTAAAGATAAAATTATGTCTTTAATTGATAATGACATTAGCAAAGTACAACAGCAAGGATTATTTATTGATGTAAATAGTTTATTGCAACAGAATAATGTACTTGCAGCACAGAATCAACAGCTTAGAGAGCAAGTTAGTTCTATGGGTGTTAATCCTGTTGTGTAAAAACAATAGACACTGGATTTCTCCAGTGTCGATATTGTTTATAGCCGTGTCTTATGATGCGGTTATTTTTTTTTGTTACATACGTCCAGGTTTAATATCTGGATAATTAACAACAATTGTACTACCACTATAATCATACTTATATGTAGTATGATTAGCAAGTTCTTCACGTAAAGAATAATACCTTTCTAATAATCCCCACCAACGTTTATGTTCTTGTTCAGTTAAACGTTCATGATCAAGAAAATCCTCAATAACAGAAATACGAGTATTGATCATACGCATTAGATAATATGCATCATCTTCATCTACTACATGACGAATACGCATTTTATATTCATATAAGTCTTGTTCAAACTTTCTTATATTTTTTATAGCAGATTCTTTTCTTAATTGAGCATATTTACTCTGTTTAATTTCTGTTTTAGATTCATTAAACACACAGTACAATTCTGTATTTGTATAATCACAGCATTCATTAACACTAGAATCATCAATTGTTTTAATGGCATTTGTCATAATTTCCATTTCTCGTTTCTCTAATTGAGATCCAGAAATACTATGCATTTTCTCTAGTAATTTTAATGCTGGGATTCTCTTAATCTTAATTTCTTTATATACAGCTAATACCCATGCTAATGCAGTTAGTTTATTTGCTGTTCTATCATTAATCTTCATACCAGATTTACAAATCTTATCAAATATAGAGTTTAGATCTTCGCCATATCCGCACATATGAACGAACTCATCTGCAAGAACTTCACCATCTCTATATACAAATAACATAGATGTTAGTTTTCTTACAGTATCTTTAATACCATAACTAATGATGGTATAGTATTGTGCAGTCTTTGGAATATTTAATGAATCACCGTTCTTGGTAAGTTGCAATGCAATAACTTTTCTAACTTCATCCACAGGACCATTATCATTTACAATATGACCTACTTCATGCAGCACCATAGCAAGTAATTCTCTAGGAGTTATACCAAGCATAGGGTTAAGAATCTTAGAATCAATTTCGATACTATATTCCTTGAATCTTACATTTTTATCATCTTGTAAAATCTCTACTACAAGTTCTTTAGTAACTTGAGGATATACACACATACCAAAAAATAATGTATCAGATTTAGTAAACAGAATTTCCTTACAATTAGAATCTTTAAAGAATCTATTTAATTCTTTTTTTAGATTGGTTAGACCTCTTTTACCATCAGAATCGATGATCTCAGCACAAGCCATTTCTAGATCATCAAAATCATATCTGATCTGTCTAATCATATTTGATATCCTCCTTTCAATATAAAAATCGCCTAGTGCCTAACCAAGACACTAGGCGATGAAAGACTGAATTAATATGAAATAATTACTTAGATAGCATCAATGTTGAAATCATTCTTACCAATGCTCTTCATACCGTCACCACGACCAGTAGGATCATTGCTGAATGCATAATCAGTACCGTAGTTACGTAAACCAGTAGGATTGAGGATACGAATACGTCCCTGAACTGGCTGGTAATCCTTCATTACCCAACGCTCGAACGCATGAACAGCTGGAAGTGCAGGGTTAGTAATATTTCTGATTTCGTTGCTTAAGTACATCTGATAATCATAAATACGATAAATGAATCTCTCAGAGTTTCTTGGGCAAACAATAATCATTAAGTTGTTAGAATCACGAAGCTTGTCAGAGCTAATGAACTGATATGTTCTCTTATCAGATGTAACAACAGTCTTTACAAAGTCTAGCTGAACAGGACCAATGCTAGAAGGAGACTGATATGTGTAATCTGTAGGAGTAATCTTACGGATAAGATCATCACGACCAATAATATTGAATGTAACGTTAGGATCATTCAATACATGGAGAAGCTGAGTAGCATGAGTATCTAAGCTATCCATAAATGTCTTATGACGCCACTCGATTGGATCTAGTGCATAAGACTGTGTTGGAGCAAAGTCAAACTGACGAGCAATCTTAGAATCATCAGGCATAGTTAAGAAACTTTCATCAAGTTCACGTCTGATATGATCATCCTTATAGTTACCAAGAGAAATCTTCATCAGAGACATAACCTTAGTAAGCTGGTTAATCTGATACAGAGCTGCGATATCCTTAACTTCTTCAGGGCTGATAGTTACATTAATCGGAACTCGGTTAGGAATTTCGATAATATCAGTACGAACACTCCAAGAAACAGAAGCTGTCTTAAGCATAGCAGAAGAAGTATCAATTCTGGAAGTAAGAATTACACCTGCTACATTAGCGTTAGAAGATGTAATACCAAAACGATTATCCTTAGAGAAACCAGATACAAAACCTACAGTTCTGTAATTACCAGGAATAGAATCTTCACTAGTGGTATTATCGATTGTAACAGTAGTGCCATCTGCAAGAGTAACTGTAAGCTTAGTAGTACCAGGAAGAGTACCAGGTTCTACCTTAGAAGGCATAGGAAGTGCAAACTGTTCACAAATCTGACGATCATAACCGCCATAAGCTGGAACAAACGAACCTCTCCAATCAAATACAGCACCAGCAACCTTAGCAGTTACTTTAGTACCATCAACAATAGGCTGACCTTTTTCATCAACTAACTGCTTATCACGCTGACTATCAAAGTCAGTAGGCTTTGTAACAGGAGTAGCAGCTAATTCAGAACCTAATAGAACAGCGGCAGTTGTAGTATTAGTATACTTAATAATACGATAAGTCTTAGTATTATCAGTGGTATCTGTAATTTCAACAGAAGCATTTACAGTCTGACCTGGATATACAACACGGCTACCAACTAGACCAGAAATATAAGATTCAATAGAAAGGTTATTATTCTGATCCTCAGGAACACCAAATAGAGTTGTCAGGATGTTAGTATTCTCAGCTTCTGGGAGTGGAAGATACATAGACTTCATTGGTGCTGCCTTATCAATAGCATCAGTCATCTTGTATTGTTCTTTCCACATATCGATCTTCTCACCAGTTTCAGGATCAATCAACCATCTTGTTTCCATAGAAACTGTGAACTTAGGAGAAGTTGCTACAAACTTAGGAATAGCACCCTTATCAAAGATATTGTTAAGCATAATATTCTTATGAATCGGGAATGTCATACCTACAACTGGGTTATATTGACCCATACCACAATGTTCAAGAACGGCTTCCTTATCATTTTCATAAGCCTGTTCCATCATAGCCATATGGTCTTCATATTCCTCAGTAGTCATACCTGCGGGGTCAGCAGAATTTTCCATGAAGAAAGACTTCATAGTTTCATCTGTAACATTAGTTCTTAAAACCTTAGATGTATCTTCATATAAATCTAGTCTAGCCTCTTCTAGAATAGAATTAGACAAATTTAAAAATTCTTTAGCAAAACCAGCCATTGGGTCATGGGAATAACCAGACGAACCAGGCTTACGGCTTGCTACTTCACCGATTACTGGCATAATTAGTATCCTCCTTTTTGGAATTAAAATTTATAAATGTTTAGAGATGATAATATTACTGTTATTAAAATTAATAGTGTAAGCAACATAATATCCTTTCCACTATTTTTATTATATTGTTATGATATTCCATTAATAAATTTAAAATAAAGAATTATAATCTGTAGATTCTTCTTGATAATTGCTTACACTAGTGTCAGAAATGTCTAGTGCTTTTACTTCTTCTTCATCGTCATCTTCTACTGAAATACCATTCTTGTCTTCTTCATCTTCTTCTTGATCTTCGTCTCTACCATCTAATTTAGGAATATTATCAATAATATCTGCTATAGCATTAAGAGTTGCTATACATTGTTGATAAATAATATTATTTTCAATATAAGTTCTAGTCTGATATGCAGTAGTAATATTAAAGTCAATCATTTCTCTAAGCTCTAATAATTTTTCTGTAATAAATTTTAGTACATTAATATTTTCATTAGATTTAGATATATCATTGATTCTGACTAAAGTACTACCGATAATAGAATACAGTTCAATGAATTGATCTTTTAATTCATGATTTTTAATAGCAATTTGTTCTGGTGTTAAACTAGAGAACAATTCGTCTTCAATCTTATTAATATCATAATCTTGACCTTCAGGCTGTTCTTCTCCTTCTTGTTGATCACCACTATCTTCAGGAGCTTCTTCAGATCCAGAATCATCTCCACCACCTTCAGCAGAGTCTCCTCCTTCTCCACTACTATCGTCATCCATGAAGTTTTGATCGCCATCATCTTCAGCGGATCCATCATCACTAGCAGGTTCTTCTCCAGTATCAGATGTATCTCCCTCACCACTATCATCATCCATAAAATTCTGATCTCCATCATCAGATGATCCGTCGTCTGTAGGAGCATCTTCAACAGGTGCATCATCTCCACCACCATCGTCATCCATGAAGTTTTGATCACCATCATCGGATGTATCATCTTCTCCTTCATCTGGTGCTGGAGCATCTTCAGCGGGTGCAGGTTCTTCTGCTGGCGGATTATCATCGTCATCCATAAAATTCTGATCTCCGTTATCATCATCATTTTCTTCTTGTACTTCTTGACCACCAATATTCAATTCATTAAGAATTATATTTCTAAGACCTTCCAAATAATCCATATTATTCACCTCCATTAATCATCATTTTCATGTTTCTTTTTCAAATCAGGCATGTCATATTGTTTCTTTCCTTTGAAGATATACTTTTTATTATATAGAATTCTAGCACGTTGTCTTTCCAAATCTCGTTTTGTTTTCATTATTTCTCTAACTGCAACTAAATCATCCTTATCTTCAGCAATTTTCATGTATTTATCACACATTTTTATTTCTATATCGATATCATCTAGAATAAGATTACGCTCTTTTTCTGTTAAAGATTTAGAACAACCGATGTATCCAATAAGACCAATAACTGCGAATACTGGGCTAAATAATGCTGCAACACCAGAAGCTAGAGCGATATGAATACACTTAGAAGCAGATGGTAAGAATGAACCACGAATAATACTTTCTCTACTATCACTAATCATAGCTCTCTTAGCAGACTTAGTAACTCTGTTTAATTCGCTATCTAGTTTCATACTGAGTTGTTTGTCTTTATCTTTTGCTTTTAACATTGTTCTTCTAAGATTTTCAGATGCTATTTTCATTTTACTCATAAATGACATACCAGATTTTTCATCTTTAGCTTCTGTAATAGCACTAGTTATATAATCAATAGTATCATCAATGATATCATATTTACATTTTAGAGTTTTATAAATATATATAATATCATTTTGAACAGTGTCATCGTTTATTACATAAGCATTTTCTAATAAACCATTATATTTGATCTTATCTATATCTGATATACATGTTTTAATAGCATCAATCTTCTGTAATGATGAAATATATGATATAGATTTATTTGCTCTTGTTCTTGATAAATCATCTTCTAGGATAGATACATATCTTGGACAATCCACAATATCATTACATAATTTAATAGCTTCTGATATACCATATATATCATTACTATCCATATTACTTATATTACTAGATACTGCTTTCATTAGATTTCCTTTAGCATAAGATAATTGCTCATACAATGTAGCTAATCTTTCTGTATATTCTATTGCAGTCTGTTCATCAAAATTAAAATCCATATCAAAATCAAAGTCGAAATCATCATTATTATTTTCAGCTTCTTTAGCGTATTTTTCTTCCATTCTCTTATCATTTTCTTTTTCTGTATATAGTTCATCTCTATACATTTCTAATTTATTTAGATCACTTTTATACTGTTTATACAGTTCTTCATATTTCTTTTTCTTCTTTTCGTCAGTTGCTTCATTCATTTTCTTTTTATAATGATCACGTTCTTTTTCATACTGAGCACATACTTTTTCCATTCTATCTCTAGATACTTTCATTTTTAAAAAGAATCCAGTTACTAATGTAATTACACCAAGAATAGGATTAATAGCAAAACCACCAACAACAATTCCTAATCTAACAAATGCAAATATATCTGGAAGTTCATTAATAATACCTTCTGGACTATTAACAAAAATTCTAGATATCGAAACTTTAAATTTTTCGATAGATTTATTGTGTTGTTTTTTAAAGTCATGAATCTCTTTTTTAATTTTAAGAGATTCTACCTTTTGTTTCTTTTTTAATGTAATTATTTTCTTTTTCTTATATTTCATAAACATATCATGTACTTTATTTTCTTCTAATGGTTCTCGATCTATATCTTCTTCATTCTCTACAGCTTCGATAATAGCTTGTTCATCTTCATATAAATAAGATACACATTTTAATTCATCTTCTGTAAAGAATTTAGAATTTTCAATAATATATACCATATCATGAATCTTTGCTGTATTAGTAAGATTTTCATTTTCAGACATTAAAAAATAATCTGTAACTGTTTCGATAATGAATGTATTGCTCACAGGAACACAGTTTTTATTCATTAAATACATGATATTTTCAAGAGCGATATCATACTTTACTCCAATAGGAGCATCATAAGTATCTATAAGATTACATATATTATATACACACTCTTGTAATGATGCTTGATCTAGAGGACATTTTCTTATAATACTATCTAGATTAAATCGTCTTGTTAATTTACTATGATTTGTCAAAACTCTATCGCATTGTTCATTGACAAATGCTTTAGCAATAAATCTATTAAAACATTCTTCTGTTACTTTTTGGTTGTCTTGTTGTCCTTCTTCACTACCATTTTCTTGAGAGTTGGCTTTCTTTACTTCACCCATTTTTCTACCATATATATCTCTCTTATATTTTCTATTTGGATGTAATGAATTTCCTAAATATCCTTTATTTGCTTTTGCTCTAGATACTGCTGTTTCATTATCTTTAGTATCATTAAGCATAGATGTGTGTTTATGCTTAATCCAACCACGTTTATAATGGTTAAGCATATTTGTTTGTTTAGCATTACGAAGTTTTGGAATAATATTACTTTCAATAATATTAGCAGCATTTTTAATATTAGATTCATTATCATTGTCAGCAATAATAGTAAATACTTCTAATACTTTATTGATAGCAACATCCTCTACTCTAAGCCCATACCAATGCTCTAAAAATAACTTAGCCTTGGCAAAAGAATAATTCTCTTTTATTGAATTATATAATTGCAATACATTAGTATCACAAGTATATACTTCAGATAAAAGATTTCTCTGACGCACAATAATGTCTTTATACGTTAGACTCATTATATCGACCTCCTTAGTAGTTTTATAATAAAGTTCTTAGTAAGACCTTTCTGGGGTACTTGGTAATACCTTGCTAGAGCTGTTACCATAACTTTCAATTCTATTACTATTTAAATAATCAAGATCAATATAAATTGCTAATGTAGATACTAGTTTATTTGTTGGGTTGTTTGCTGATAGTTTCATATTAGTCCAATCTATATCAACTTCTTCTAATTTTAATCCTCCACTATAGATTTGTATATCTATAAATACACTAGGAGAAATAAATTTAGACAATAAATTCTTAGAAATATCTGACAATTCACCATCAAATAATTCATTAAGATCAATATTTATTTTACCAGGTTTATCTTCTTCCCATTGAGCATTGACTGTAAGTTTCCATCCCTTATCATTAATTGCCGGTGGGTCATCATAATAATGCAGAGACATCATCAGAGTATTATCAATATTATATGCTTCTTTACCAAAAGCAACTTTTGTAAAGTCTTCTTTTGTGAAATATACATATAATTGCATTGCCGGAAACCTAGCTTCTACTTGCATTTCAATACCAAAGTCATCTGCAATATGACCATATCTATTACCGTCATCTTTAATAACATCTTTAATCCCTAATCTAACTGGAAGATGATCTACTCTTACAAAGTATTCTTCTCTAGCATTTACATTAGAACGTTTATATGTGATAGGTATATATGAGCGACTATTTAAATAAGTAAGGAATTTAAGAGGTTCACAAATTCTGTCATCTTTAATTTCAAAACCTAAATCTTTGGCTACAAATAGCATCATTGGATATGGTAATACATAGTCTAAATCAGCATCTTTAGTTTCTGATAAGTTTGTTCTGAATGCTAATTTCATATACTTCTGTAAATCTAACTGCATTGCTCTTGATGGTACTTTTACTCTATAAGTAAATGTCATTAATATCATATCCATCTGCATCATTATATATCTTCTATTAATTGGATCTTGAAAGAATGACTTATCAATCTTTGTAGTATTGATAAATTGATCTATCCCGAATAAATTCTGATCTAATCTATCTCTATTATAATCATCATCTATCATAGGAATAATAGATAGAGCAGCTTTGTCATCACTTAGATGAGACATAATAGTCTTTTTATCAATTTTGGATATCTCTCCAAATACATGACTACCATCTATATGAATCCAAGAAAAGAAATCTTTTTCAAACTTTTCTAAAAACCAATGTTTCATATATTCTATGCATAACGCATAGCTTTGATGCAAAGGTGCTACAGTAATATTTTTATTTAACTGATTACTTATAGATACATCTTGTACTTTTATCTCTCTATATGCCATTTTCTAACCTCCTTTAACAAAAAAGAATGAGCCTTTCGACTCATCCCTCTTTTTAAATTTGATTACGTTAGATAAGATTATCTAACTTCGTTAATTTTCATAAGAAACGGAGATGTATTTTCAAGATATTTATAATATAATAAATCCCCTTCCCTAATAGAGTTTAACGCTTTATCATTAATTGAATCTTTTGCCTGAAGAGCATAATACCATCTTCCAGGAATTCTTGTAGACTGATCAATTCTTACAACGATACAAGGAATGAATGCATATGATTCATTCTCTTCATCTATCATAGATTGATCTACTACATAACATTCTTCACCTAAAGTAAGTTGCACGGGTTCAGGACGACAAGTGTCAAGATTACTGAAAAAATCAGTTGCCAAAGTTTCAATTCCATCGATGTTGATTTCCATAATTTAAACTCCTTAAAAGTAAAATTTTGATTACTTCATGTAATCATTATAATAATATATAGATTAAAACTTATTTAGCATATCTCCAAGTACAACAACTTTCCAACTTTGTCCAATATTAGTATTAGAGGCAATACCTGTAGAAACATCTACACTTGTATCATCTAATAAAGAGGCATTTGGTCTTGGATAATTAGGAACAGATAAACCTGTACTAGTATCAATAACTTCAAATGCCTTTTCTCCAGTATTAGGATCAAATGCAACTACAGTTTCAATATTAGGATTATCACCAATAATCATTCTATTCTGTTCTGGAGATAAGTTATTCATATAATTCTGGAAATTTTGTTCTTCATTAACTTGAGTAGTGTTCATACCATTCATATAAGCATTGATATTACCACCAATATTGGATGATGTATATTGTAATGCTGGATTAGGAACTCCGCCAACAGGAGTATTAATATAAGCATTGTATAGATCTGTAATATATTTATCATCATCTTGCTGATTAACTTGAGAAGTTCTAATATCTTTAGCTCTCTGTAGTTCTAGTTTATAACAGTTTGTTTTAACAGAGTTGATTTCTTTAATAGCGGAAATCTTAGAACTTACTAAGTTACTAGCTGTAGAACAAAGATCAGAAATATATTGATATTTACCTTTTAGGGTCTTTGACTTTCTAATAGAATCAAGTTCTGATTTAACATCATTTGCCAAGATATCCAATTGCATAATAGAATATTTCAACATGTTATTGGTTTCATCATAATTATTTTCATATGATTCATCAGATTGACACATAGGAACATGCATATCTTGTTTCTGAATATTAGAAGAAGCACTAACTTCTAAAGTATTAGACTGCTGTTCACTTTTTCTTGGTCGTCCTCTTTTTCTTTTAGGTGGATCTGTACTCTCAGAAGTATTATTAACTATTGGAGTAGTAGTGTTAGAATCTTTATTTGCAGATTCTGGAGATGTAAAAACATCACAATTAAGCATAGACATATAATGTTTCCTCCTTTATGTGCTAATTATAGAGATGTTTTTCATATAAATCGCTAATATTTTTGAACATTTAAATAAGGTTGAAATATTACCTTAAGGTCTGGTTGGGACATGATTTCCTCTTATGAGTTTGTTTTCCTCTGTTAATTTATTTTGATTCCTCACGGTTGTCGGGTACCGTGAGGAGTTATTTTCGATTTTTATACATTGACAAACTAATATATAATAGTCATTAAGTTACGCAATGCGTTAGTTAAGAAAGACGGAGGTAAAATATATGAAGTATTATGATAATGATTTTTTAATAGGTCAATATCCAAAAGGATATCCATTATCTTTGTTGAATACTATTTACCATTATCCTAGAAAGGATTTGTCTGGTAAATGGCAACCAGGAGCAATTGATTTAATTATCAAGGATTGTAATACAGGAGAGAAATTTCTTGAAACTATTGTTGATCCTAGTTATGAATATTATATGCTTCTTGATGGACAAGAAATTCCAAATTATACTTTGGAATATGCAATGAAAGATGATTGTAAATGTATAATTGTTCCATATCAACAGTTACAGAAAGATATTGCTGAGAGATTAGGACTTCTTAATAAATTCTATGATAATATCAGAAATGGTAATAGATTAGGAAATAGAACAATGTGTAACTATGATCCTAGAGTTCTTATGTCTGATATGGATATTGAAGATAATATTAGATTTCAATTTTCTCACACATATGAAAATAGCTATACCAAACCAACTAAATCATTTCTTGATATTGAGGCTGATATCATTGATTGTGAAGGAGATTTTGTTTCGTTGGGTGAGTGTCCGATTAATGCAGTGTCTTTTATTGATGATCAGTCATTAGTTGTTCATTCATTCTTATTGAGAAATGATAAGAATCCTTTGATTGAAAAGTTTGAAAAAGAAACTCATACTCCTGCTCTTCATAATAAATTAAAGAGTTTTCTTATCAATGCTGTAGGTGGATCTAAACAAGCAAGAAAATATAAAGTAGATAAGATGACTGTACAATTTCATTTCTATGATGAGAAAGATGAGATTATAATGCTAAAGCATCTATTTAATTATATCAACAATATTAAACCTGATATTGTACTTGCTTGGAATATGGCTTTCGATATTCCGTATATTATCCAAAGAATTATTAATCTTGGATATAATCCTAAAGGTATAATGTGTAGTCCAGATTTTAAATATAAAGAAGTAAAGTATATGATTGACGAAAGAAATCAGTTCAAATATGAAGAACGTAATGATTTCGCAAAGATTAGTAGTTATTCTGTATATCTTGATCAAATGATTCACTTTGCATCTAGACGTAAAGGTCAAAAGGCAATTGCAAATTATCGATTGGATTATATCGGCGAAATTACTTGTGGTGTAAAGAAGCTTGATTATAGTCATATTACAAATAAACTTGCTGATCTTCCATATAAAGATTATGAAACATTTGTATTTTATAATATTATGGATACTATTGTTCAGTATTGTATTGAATTCAAAGTTAATGATATAGATTCAGCATACAATAATGTATTACTTGATAATACTCGTTGGTCTAAGATTTATCGTCAGACAGTATATCTTAAAAATAGAGCCGCTAAATCATATTATAACTATGGTATGATTATAGGAAACAACACAAATCAAAACAATCCTAAAGTTAATTTCCCTGGAGCATTTGTTGCGGATCCTAAATATAACAGTGACTATTCTAAGATGAAAATTAATGGTGTTCCAATTTCAATCTTTGATAACTTGGATGACTTTGATTATAAAGCTTTGTATCCATCTATCACATCTGAATTTAATATGTCTAGAACAACTTTGATTGGACATGTAAATATTCCTAATAAGGTATATGAATTTGAAAATAGATTTAGACGTGATGATGTTAAATGGAAACGAGAAGGACAATTTATGGATGATCTACAATCTCATAACTGGATTGAATTCTTTAGTCGTTGGTTCCATTTTGCTGGATATGAAGAGATGTATGATGATATTATTGAGTATTTTACAACAGTGAAATATCCTAGTGGAATTATGACATATCATGATTTTGATGATATTTCTGGTAGTCCTGAAATGGATGATAGAAGTATGTTTATTAAATGTAATAATAAACGTGACTTGGAAATTGTAAATGCTATTGTATCTGGAAATAAAGACAAGTTCAATCAACCTAAGTTTGACTTTGACAATTCTGATTTTAATAACTTTACAGAAATTTATGATAGTCTTAAGGATGGTTATTTGTATAGTAAACCTAAACAGATTGGAGAGACTGTATAATGGATAATATATTTGGAGAAGATCTCAAAAATAGTTCTACCATATTTAAATCATATTTGAAAAGCATGAAGATTAAGACAAACACAAATAAATACTTTTATGTCATTAGACACAATATATTTGGAAATATATTGTTTGTAACTAATCCAGGAAATATTATAATGACTAAGTGTAATAATCTTTCTGATAAATATTTTAACAAGATTTATTCTACAGATGTTGTATATGATAAAACTGTTGGATTCGAAACAGACATTGGAATTCTTGAAAATTTTGATTCTATTACAAGATATAATGCAGTGACTTCTTTTAACAAATCAATTAGTACTCTTGAGGAATTGAGTTCTTATATTAGATCTTGTGTTGATACAGATTATATTTCTGGGTTAAATAATGATGAGAGATTTTATAATGACGTTTTATTAAGAAAGACAGCAGATGGAGCTTCTAGATATATATTAAAGAATAAGGTTATATATTTAACTCCGAGTATGTTACCTGGCACTAAAAAGACGGATTTAGATGCTAGAATATATAATCTTAATAATAACTATAATTTCATCGTTGAGTTTATATCTCATAAGGATAATCTTGACATACAAACATTTATGAATTTTCTGGATTTATAATAAAAAAGAAACGTGCTTGGCAATAGCACGTTTCTTATTTTATGTCTCTTATAAATCAGTCATTAGAAGAATTTATCTTCTTCTTAGCGGTTCTCTTTCACATTCAAATACCCATCTTTCATCGACAGAGAGGATAACAAATTTGTTATCATTATCCTCCATTTCCTTCATATCACCGATGGTAATATTATTTTCGGTAACGATTGTAAAGAGCCTTTTCAGGTTCAAATATCTTTTATAGCCAGTCACACTTACTGTGAAGTAAAGAACTTCTTCGTTTGAAACCTTGCCACAATCAAGGCAATAAATGTTGACCTTGCTAATCATCATCTTTTCATACATATCACCGAATCTATTGAGTGTGGATTCGGTGATATCTGTACCAGAAATCAATGTCTGGTTTACAATTGACTGAAAAATAGCATCAGCCATTGTATTATTGAGTTCCGTTATTACAGAATCTCCATCCAGGAACTTTACAAAATCGTATCTGTCCCATGTTTTTTCGCCATTGGTTTTTTGGATATAACTGTTCATTTTATAGTCCTCCTTTTTGGACATCGTCGGGTGGTGGATTGCGTATGTATATTGAATCAATAAACGAAATATTCGTCCATCGGTTCGATCCCATATTCTCTTCTGAGTTGATTGCAGAAGTCTTTAAGGTCTACCAATCTCATAGTAAGGTTTGCATAGACTTCACTACACAAATATCTTTCTATGCAATGAAGTTCTCCAGCAACTTTCTGACTATCCTTACTGTAGAGTGGAGCTTGTGAATACTGTCTCAAGATTTCTCTATAATGAGATATTTCACTTTTAATGATATGCTCCGCTAGTTTTATGCAAGCAGAATCATACTTGCATAAATTTCCTTGCCTACTTTCAGGAGTTTCTTCTTTGAAAAGCGGGCATTTTTTAATCCTAAAGGATCTCATATCAAGGTTGGGTTTAGCTTCCCATCCCTTAACAGGCATAAAGTTCCTTGACCAGCAACAACCAGTTGTTGCAGATGGAACTGCGTTTTGACAATTCCAGCATATTGACTGATTAGGATTTTTATTTTCCCTTTCAGTCAGCTTGAATTGCTTGTTCGTGTTAAAGTCTTTTACCATATTGGCCTCCCTTTAACGTCGTGGGATCATAGTAAATTAACCCCAAAGTTTATACATCCATTGCTCAGTTTAAGGTCTCCGAGC